GATGGATCGTTGGCAGCATGTCTGGACCTGTCCCCATTGTGGACACGTGCATCGTTGGTCATGGCCGAACTACGAACAGGCCCGCATCGGTGATCTCGTATGGATGGAAGGCGATTGCGGACATATCCCTCGGATGCGGTGGACTGACAGGGGATGGACATACACAGGGGAGGATTCGCAACGGCGGAGTGATGGTTCCCGCAGTCGTGCGCGGAGGGCGAAAGCATGACCCAGCTGTCCCTGGTCCCCCAGGACCCCCTGGACGTGCCTGGGCTGCGTTGCGGGGAGTGTCTGGAGTGGGAGCGGGTCCAGGGAGCTGTGGGGAGCTGTGCGAGGGGCTGGGGGCGGTATAACCCCCACCTGGGGCTGGAAAACTGGGCGCACAGATACGATCCGTGTATCGGTCGCCAGGCGGTGGAGTGGTGGAAAACGAACGGGCATAGGTGGGTGCAGGATACAGAGCGGGGGTTCTGGCGGCCGTGGGCCGAGGTGGAGGGCATAGGACGTGGGTAACGAAACGAAAGCACCACCAGCAGCCCAGGACAGGGAGCCGATGTCTGTCGCGGATGCGATCCTGGACCTGTACCAGCACGGCGGGAGCCGGCGGGAGTGGGTGATAGCCCACGAGGTCCACAGGCTCCGCCAGGCCGAGTCCGATGCCCACAGGGACTGCGTGGAGTCGCTGGACAGGCTCCACGACCGGATAGACGCGTTGGAGGCCATGGTGCGGGAGCTGAGCGGGGATCCGGGGCAGTGGCGACCATGGGCCGCGTCCGTATCCTCGGACGCCAAGGGAGAGAAGAACGCGCGGACGCGCGTGGAGGCGGCCGAGGATACGGCCGCGGAGGAGGACTAGCCATGTCCCTATGCCTACGCATCACCACGGCTCCGTGGTCCGCTGGATACGAGCTCCTGGTCATGGACGTGGACGACAGGGGGAGACGTCGGGCCGTGTCCAGGGCCATAGAGGCGGAGGAGGTGGACGAGGGCACGGCCGTGGGGCCCACCGCCATCCTGGAACAGGAGGCGGCCCAGGTCCTGCTGGATGACCTGTGGCGGGCTGGGTTGCGGCCCTCGGACGAAGTGTCCACCACGGGGCAGCTGCGGGCCACGCAATACCATCTCGAGGACATGCGGCGGCTGGTGTTCAGGAGGGAGGACGATCGTGGATGACATCAATGGAATGGGCACGCAAAGGGGCTTACTGCTGGCCGATGGCCGCATCCTGACACCGAATCAAGGGGCTGGGGCTGCTGGCTGGCTGGGACGAGGACAACGAAGACGACGAGGAGAGCCAGGGGTGAAGACGTTCTTCCGAATCGAGTGGAAAGGGTACGAGGGCTCGCGGCAGAAGCGGGAGCTTCGGATCGAGTACGGTCTGAAGCGGAAGGTGCTGGAGTACCTGTTTCGGCGGTATCGCGAGGAGGGGTTGGAGCACCCGCCCGTGGAGAAGGAGTCGAAGCTGCCGGTGGAGCTCCAGACGTTCGAGGACCGCGTTCGTGGCTCTGGTGATGGTGGAGGCGGGGACGAGTGGGTGGATGTCGCTGGCGTCGTTGTGGTGCGTCCGTACGACATCGCACACGGGTACTACCAGGAGATGCTGGAGAATGGGATTCGGCGGGCGAAGGCCAAGGGCCACCCGGAGTGGGGGTGGGTGTCGAACTACCACGCGAAGTGGGCGATGAGGACGGCGACGATGCAGAAGATGCTGGATGAGCTGCGTCGTCTCCGACCTGGGTTGTTGAAGATCGAGAAGCAACGGCAGGCGGCGAAGAAGCGCCGTCGTCGTCGATGATGATGCAAGCGCAATTGATTGCGCGGGAGGAACGGCTGGCGTTGGACGCGGAGGCCAAGGTCAGAGCTGTGGAAACCGAGCTCAAGTCATTGGCCGAGGCCCGTTATACCAGACCCGGGAGGGAAGGGGAGTGGACACGGCATATCATCCGATGCGTCCGAAAGGCCATGAAAGAGGCCAAAACCGGCAAGAAATTGCCCGAAAAAGGCCCATAACCCGTGTGTCTGGGGCCGATCACCCCGGGTGCTAGTTTCCCGTCGAATTTTTCGCGTGAGCGAACAAAAAAAACCCAAGAATCCACGGAGTTAGGATGAAAGCGGACCCAAAGAAGAGACTCCGCAAGTCCAAGATCAAGGAGCTGCGGTCAGACATCCGGGCGGCCCGGGAGGCTGGGTCCTGGTCCGCGCTTGCGCAGCTGCATCGCCAGGAGATCCAGCTCAAGGGACTCGACGATCCCCCCTATGTCCCAGACCCGCGGCCCCTCCCGGATGACCCGCTCGAGGCGGCTGCGGAGCGGGCCAAACGGCTGGGCCGCAAGGCGGAGCTCGCCGGGTCCTGGGTGGCTGCCCGGGACTTCCTGCGGGAGGAACAGTCCATCCGTGAGCGCATTGCAGCGCGGACGCTGCAAGCGGAGGAGGCGGCCCGCCGTGCCACGTCAGACGGGGACGTGGTGGGCAAGTTCCGGGCGGAGCTGGATGGATTGCCGGACGTCCTGGTGGAACAGCTGCAAGATGCTTGTGAGGACCGGCTGCGTGGTCAGCCAGTCATGGTGGACAAGCCGGACGAACAGGTCCCCGCCGAATAGTGTACGAGCTTGCATCCAGCGCGGAGACGGGGTTTCTGGGCCCCGTGGTGGAGCTGTCCGATCGGGCAGCTGTCAACCCGCTGGCCTACGTTCGGTGGACCCCTCCCCAGCGCGCGTTTCTCGAATGCCTGGCTAGGTTCAAACTCCTCCGGACAGGGAACCAGTTTGGCAAGACATGGGCGGGGTGCGCGGACACCATCTGGTATGCCATGGGTGTCCATCCCTATCGGGATGTCCCCCAGGTCCCCACCGAGCAATGGATCGTCTGCAAGTCGTGGTCCCAGTCCATCGCCATCCAGGCCAAGCTGTGGGCCCTGCTGCCCAAACACCTGTTGGCCCCCGATACGACGTTCCGACCCAAAACCGGGTTTGCCGGGGTCCAGAAGGCCATCGAAATCCGGCACAAGTCCGGCGGATGGTCGATCATCCGAATCAAGACGATCGGCCAGGATAACCTGGACTTGGCGTCCGCCACGGTCCACCGCATCTGGATAGACGAACCCCTCGGGGATGCGGAGACGTTCAGCGAGCTGCAAATGCGGCTGCGGCGGACGGGCGGGGAGCTGGCCATCACCATGACCCCGGCCACCACCGGGGACCTGGTGTGGTTGCGGGAGCTCGTGGAGGCGGGCCAGGTCGAGGACATGCACTATCGGATGGAACCCGCGAATTTCATCCCCGTGGGGTCCGCGCGTCCTCTGCTGTCGGAAAACGGCGAGGTCATGGACGCCGCGTGGGTGGCCCGCGAGATCGCCAACACCCTGTCCTGGGCCCGCCCTGTCCGCTGTCACGGGGAGTGGGAATACGGCCGGATAGACGCGGTGTTCGAAAACTTCCACCCGAACCTGCACGTGGTCCCCAACCTGGTGTCCTCGGACGTGGGCCCCCGCGGGGAGGTCCAGTTGGCCTATGGGGTGGATTACGGGGAGGATCGGCTGCGGACGGCCGGGGTGCTGGTGGCGGTTGAAGCGTCCGAGGCCCACGGGCTCCGGGTGTTCATCTTGCGGGAGTATGCCCCCAATGCGGCCACCACCATCCAGATGGACGCGGGCGGGGTCCTCGAGTCCGTGTCCACCCTGGGCGTGCAGTGGAACCAGCTGGACCACGCGCACGGTGACAAGCGGTACACGGACGCGAGGGGCCGCATCACCCGCAAGTCAAATGCCATGCTGACCGAGGCGATAGAAAAGGCCCTGGGCAGACGGCGGGGAATCAAGCCCGCGTTCAGGTCCGCCAAGCGGGGCACGGGTGCGGGGCGGGGATCCGTCTGGGCGGGGGTGCGGTGGCTGAATGACCGGATGATCACCCCGGATGCGTTCTACGTGGACGCCAGCTGTACCCGCACGATCGAGTGTTTGCAGAAATGGCAGGGCGGCCCGGCCGAGGAATACAAGGACCAGCTGGACGCCGTCCGCTATGCCTTGCGGCCGTTCATCTTCCGCAGGCGTGTGGTTCGTCCGCGGACGGTTCGTGTGGGATGACACGGCGGATTGTGATAGATACAATTGTGAAACCCACAATCGTACCACGGTTGTGATAATGACAACCATCGCCGGGAGTCGTCGTGGCCACAGCATCCGCCTTGCTCACTTCCCCCCCTACCCCTTCAGACCCCGCCGAATCGCAACGTTGGATGCACACCAGGCTCCGCCGCAGGATGCTGGACGGGGCTTGGCGGGAGGACATCGAAACCCGCGTCCGCAAGGCCGTGGGCACCCAACGCAAGGACGCGTGGGGTGCTGCGGACATGTCCTCCAACCCGTTCCGGACCATCTGCCGGGAGCTGGCGGTTCTGTACGCCACGCAGCCGGACATCCGCCACCAGCTGGGCAGGGATGCCACCAAGGGCCTGGTAAAGGAGATAGCACGGTCCGGGCTGTGGTCCACCATGGCCCGGGTCCAGGCTTGGGCCATCGGATGCAGGGAGTACCTGGTGCGCGCGCACGTGGACCAGGGCGGGCGGCTGCGGTACAGGCCCGTGGCTCCGGACTACATCCAGGCCAGGGCGTCCACGGACTCCCCCATGGACCCCGTCCGTATCCAGGAGCTACGGATGCGGTACAATCCCGCGACCAAGGAACCCGCGTGGACCTTCGATGTCCTGGACATCTCGGACCCGGCCCGTCCCATCTACGAGGTCCGAGAGGCCGAGTCCGGGGACGAGGTGGGTGCGGACTGGTCCTCCACGTTCCTGGCGGACCTGGTGGAGGCCCCAGACCGATACCCGTACCGGGACGAGGATGGTGCCCCAGTTCTTCCCTATGTGGTCTATCACGCATCCCGCACGGGTGATCGGCTGTGGGACCCCTACGAGATGATCGAGGTTGTCGAGGGGTCCTTGAACCTGGCCACGGGCGGGTCCTTCTGGTTGCACATGCTACGGTCCGCAAGCTGGCCCCAGCGGTATGCGGTGGACGCGATGGTGGCGGGCGGGGACATCCCCACCAGCGGGGATGCTCGCCGGTCCGAGGTGGTCATGGACCCCGCCGTCCTGCTGCACCTGACGCGGACGGAACCCGAGGCCCAGCCCATTGTCAGCCAGTTCCAGACCGCGGGGGATGTGGAGGGCACCCAGCGGGCCCTGGAATCCTATGCCACGAGGCTGGGTCAGGATGCGGGGTTGCCCCAGTCTGACGTCCAGCGGCTGGGTGGGACCGCACGCAGCGGGTATGCCATCGCCATGTCCAACGAGGGAAAGCGGGCGGCCCAGCGTCACTTCGGGCCGCAGTTCGGGCCCTCGGATGCCCAGCTGGTGGCCCTGTCCGCCATGCTGCTGAACAGGGAGACGGGGACACGGTATCCGGAAAAGGATTATTCCGTGGTCTACCGGGAAATCCCGCTGTCGCCACAGGAGCTGGACTCGAGGCGAAAGCACGCGATCGAGCTCATGGACCGCCGGCTTATGTCGGACGTTCAGGCGTACATGTACCTGAACCCCGGGGTGGACGAGGTGGGGGCCCAGGAGGACCTGGATCGGATACGAGGCCAGGAACCGCCGCAGTAATAAAACCGCCGCCCCGTGATCGGGGCTTTTTGGAGGAGGCCGCATGCCATTCAATTGTCCACATTGCAGCCAGGGGATTGACAACGTCATACCCAAGGACCGCTTTGACCAGGTCAACCAGCAGAAACAGGACGCGGAGACCGCGTTGGCCACGGCCCAGCAGCAGGTCCAGCAGGGCCAGCAGACCGCCGAACAGCTGGCCGCAGCCCAGCAACAGCTGGCCGCCGCCCAGGGGACCCTGTACGCACACCAGACCATCACGGCCGCGGGAGTCAATCCCCAGCTGGTGGACTTGATGGTGTGGGAACACTCGAGGATCCCGGAGGATGCGCGGCCCGAGCTGGCCGAGTGGGTGACTGCGTTGCGTGCGGACCCCACGCAGGCCCCGCTATCGCTGCAGCCACACCTTGCTCCGCAGCAACCCGCGGGCCCTGCCCCTGTTGCCCCCGCTCCCATGGGGCCCGTGGGAGTTCCGCCAGCGGCTCCGCCGCTGGCCCCTGCGCCGGCCGTTGCCCCGCCCCCGCCAGCGGCTCCGCCCCCGCCAGCGGCCCCCGCCCCCGCAGCTGCATTGGGAACCGTGGCCCCGCCGCAACCCGCAGCACCCAGCCCGCCGTCCCACAACCCCAACGCGGGAGCCCAGCCCGTGGTGGCCGCCCCGGACGCGTTGTCCGCGGATGCCATCCTTTCGATGTCCACAAAGGAATACAAAGCCCAGCGGGACCAGATCATCAGAAAATAGTTGTCATTTCTACAAACGCGCGTGTAGGCTGATCGCGTACACGTTAGATCCCCGCCCGGGTCGCACCCGTAACAGCGGAAAAGGCGGAAAGCCTGAACCACTGTTCTACGGGAGGCCCCTTCAATGGCCGTCAATGCAAATGGACTTCTCTACTCGGGGCTGGGTGATCTGCGCCTGGCCGCAGCCCTCCACCAGGAAATGCTGTTGCTCCTGGCGGACCGCGCGGATCTCATGGGCGATCCCACGATCGTCTACCTCGGAAACAAGGCAAAGCAGGGTAGCACCGCGTTCGAGATCGGCTTGGCCGGTCTGGACGGGTACAACCGCATGGCCGCCGTTGCCGAGGACGCGGACACGGGTGTTACCGCCCTGACGGACGCGAGTCCCCAGGTTGTGATCGCCCGCCAGTCTCTCCGCCGCCAGATGACCTATCTGGCCCAGCTGACGGACACCGTTGGCCTGGACATCCCGCGCCTGGCGCAGGACATGGTAGGGGCCGCGCGCATGCGGCTGACGGAGATGATCGCGGGGATCACCGATGATTTCACCGCCACGGTCGGAACCACCACGGTGGACCTGGCGGTGGATGACTACATGGACGCGAACTATACGCTGACCCAGGCGTCCGTCCCGGGTCCGTACCTGTGCGTCCTGTACCCCGTCCAGGTCACCGACCTGCAGAACAGCATCCGTGCCGAGGCCGGCGCGATGCAGTTCAAGGACGATGCCCAGGAAATGCTGGACATCAAGGGCCCGGGCTACAAGGGCTCGTTCCTGGGTGTTCCGATTTTCGGTTCGTCCCTGGTCCCCACCGCCAACGCGGGTGCGGACTCGGCTGGCGGGATGTTCGGACGCGGGGCCGTGGGATACACGGACTTCGCAGCCACGGAGATCGTCCAGATCGGGGAACGCGTGTACCCCGCGGGCACCAGCATTTTCGTCGGACTCGACAACGACGAACCCGGAGCCTACAACGAAATCGTGGGCAACTACTTCTGCGGCGTGGTCCAGATCGAGGACGGCCGCGGAGTGTCGATCATCACGGACCGCTAGGTCCGTGGTCGGGGAGGCGGTCCCCGCGGGGAGCTCCCGCAGCCTCCTCCGCGGGGGCCCCCACCTTTCCGAAATCAGGAGGAGGAAACCATGGCCCATACGTTCGAAAGGGACGAGGTCACGGGACAGGCTACCGCCGCCAGCCCCGCATCCTCGGGTCCCGCCCAGTTCGAGGAAATCCCGCCGACCCAGCCCGTGGTCCGGGAACAGCTTGTAAACCTGCATCCGGCCGCGTCGTTCTATTACTGGTGGCACGAGGCCCGCTGGACGTGCATGGACGGCGAGTGGTTGCCCCAGCTGGGGATCATGCGCCTGGACCCCGGGGTGGATGGCGTTGCCGAGGGGGGCAGCAAGAAAATCGCGGAGATGGATGCCAAGGCCAAGGGTCGGACGCTGATACCCCACGATGCCATCAAGTTGACCATGCCCGATCGTACGAGCTACGTGCGGGCTTTCAAGGTCCGTGCCGGCGAGAACCGGACGGGCAAGCACCACATGTCCGTGTGGGAGACCCCGAAACAGATCGGGGCAAAGGTGATCATCAAGTCGGACACCGATGGGTATCGGGACTGGCTGCGGGCCCTCGTCCGAGAGGGGTACATCCCTCCCCCCGATCCGGACATCGTGGATGCGCTGCTGGATTCCCAGCGGCAACGGCTCGAGGCTGCAGCCGGGTCCAACAACCCCAAGCGGGCGGAGCGGGCCCAGGCAAGGCTGGAGGAGATGGAAAACGCAGCCCAGCCCGGGAAGAAGAAGAAGAAGCCCGGGCGGCCCAAGGGCAGCAAGTCCAAGGGCAAGGACTAGACCGTGGCGATTTACGAGTACCGGTGTGGAAACTGCGGAGCGGAGGTGGAGACCCTGACGTCGAAACCCCAGGACGCGATCCCTTGCCCGTACTGTGAGGCGGACTGCCCGCGGGTGCCCAGCGTACCGGCCAGGGTGGCATCCCTGCAGGCCCACCCGGAATCCCGGGATGCGTTCGCAGCCAAGTGCGTGGCGCACGGAGCCACGGAGCAATGGGCAAAGCACAAGTCCCGCGGGGTCCATGACCGCTGGCGGGACCGCCAGGTCGGAAACGAGTACCACTCGTGAGTAGCACGGACACCCGATACTCCGCGCGGTACCAGCTCCCGGACCTTTTGGAACAGGGGCGGGACAGTGACATCCAGTGTCCCGTGTACGTGGATGGTGCGCTCGAGGCCCCCACGCAGGCGGGGTCAACCGTGACCATCCGCAATCAGGTGGGGGATGATGTGGTGTCGCCAGCGGCCGTGACCGTGACCGGGTCCATTGCCACGTACACGGTTCCGTCCGCAACGCTGGACGCGGAGGACCTGTCCGAGGGGTGGATCCTGGAATGGGCCCTGGTCATGTCGGACGTGACCCACACGTTCCGCAATGATGGGGCCCTGGTGTCCGCTCGCCTGTACCCATCGATCACGGACCTGGACCTGTTCCGCCGGGAAACCGCGCTGGACCCCAACAGCTCGGACCCCATGACCGATGCCACGGACTATCAGTCCTACATCGATGAAGCGGACGTGGAAGTCCAGCTCCGGCTGATCGAACAGGGAAACCGCCCGAACCTGATCGTATCGCCCAGTGCGCTGCGTGGAATCTGGCTGAATCTGACCTTGGCGATCATCTTCGATGACCTGGCCACGCGTCAGTATGAAGCGTTTGCGGCCAAGGCCACGGAGTACCGCAGGCGGTACGAACAGGCTTGGAACCGTTGCAACTTCCTGTATGACAGCGACGACGACGGGACCCCGGACAGCCCGGACCATCGGGTGGGAGCTCGTCCCACCACCTGGCTTTGCTCGAGGGGTTACCGATGACCGCAGTTGCCCCCGCGACCATCCGCCAGGGGGTGGCCACCGCCTTGGACGCCGTGACCGGCTTTCGGGAATCCCGTTGGCCGTTCGACCTGATCGCGTTCGATCCCAAGACATACGTCCACAAGTCCTTTGCCGTGGGCCTGGGTCGTACTCAGCTGGTCCAGCAGACGGACCGCCAGCGGCTGTCCGTGGGGGCCTACGTGCGGACCCAGGTCCTGGCCCGGTTCCTGTGGCGCATCCGGGGGAATCGAATGCGGGCGGACTATGACCTGGCCTTGGGCGGGGAGCTGTCCCTGGTGGCTGCGGCCAAGGGGTCTCCGCCCACGAACACACATATCGTATTTGAAGAGGTCCTGGGGCGGGAGCTCCTGTCTGAGGACCACGTTTACTTCGTTGGCACAATCGCGTTCAGGGTGCTGCACCATTACGCCCTGAGCTAAACGACCGTCCAAGGGGCGGTGGAGGAATACCGATGGCAAGCCAGTTCGCTATTCGACGCCGGAAGCCGATCGCGGCTACGGGTCTGGGCGTCCGAACCTCTGCGACTCAGCGGGACGCGGATGTCCCGATGATCATCGCGGGGGCGGGTGCTCCCTCTGGAAACTACGGATATGACGTCAATGAGATGGTCTATCTCCGTGATGGTGCCACCGGCACCAACGCCCTGGTGTACAAAACCGTGGACAACGGGACCACCTGGCGGCTGGACAATCAAGATTTGATTCTGCCGGCTGCCACCGAGCTGACCATCGCGACCGGGGCAATCACCGCCACCCAGTCGTTGCACAACATCGATACCGAGGGTGACGCCGCGTCGGACGACCTGGACACCATCAACGGTTTGGCCGCGGGTGAGGTTTGTTTCTTCTATCCGAACAACGCGGCCCGCACCGTCGTGTTCAAGCACGGCACGGGCAACATCCTGTGCCCAAACGCTCGTGACATCTCCCTGGCCGAGGTCACGGACTATGTTATGTGTATCGGGAACGGGACCAACGTCATCGTCGTGGCGGAGTCCACCCTGTCCCGGGACACCCTGCCCGAGCTGATTTTTGATGCAGCATCCGAGCTGACGATCGCCACGGGTGCGATCACTGTGACCCAGTTTGCCCACACGGTGGACACCGAGGGTGACGCCGCGTCGGACGACCTGGACACCATCAACGGTGGGACCGCAGAGGAGGTCATCTGGCTGCGCCCCAACAACGCCGCGCGGACCGTGGTGGTCAAGCATGGCACGGGCAACATCCTGTGCCCCAACGGCCGTGACATCTCCCTGGCCGAGGTCACGGACTATGTCCAGCTGTACTACGACGGTTCCAACTGGGCAGTCATCGCATCCAATACCCTGGCTGCGGACACGCATCCGGATCTGATCTTTGATGCGGCCACCGAGTTGACGATCAGCACGGGCGCGATCACCGTGACCCAGGCCGCGCACACGGTGGACACCGAGGGTGACGCCGGGTCCGATGACCTGGACACCGTCAGCGGTGGGACCGCAGAGGAGGTCATCTGGCTGCGGGCCGAGAACGCCGGCCGGGACGTGGTGGTCAAGCACGGGACCGGCAACATCCTGTGCCCGGAGGCCCAGGACATCACGCTGGCCGAGGTTTCGGACTTCGTCCAGCTGTACTACGACGGTTCCAACTGGACGGTCGTGGCCTGGCGGACCGCCGCCCAGCGGCCCACCACCAAGTTCCTGACCTATGCGGGATCGTCCCTGACGATCGCCACGGGTGCGATCACAGTGACCGGCGGTTCCCACGCCGTGGACACCGAGGCCGCGGCTGCGTCGGATGACCTGGACACCATCAATGGCGGGACCGCGGACGAGCTCGTGTTGCTCCGCCTGGCGGATGCCACGCACAACGTGGTGGTCAAGCACGGGACCGGCAACATCACGTGTCCGGATGGCGATGACATCATCCTGGACACCCTGACGGACTTTGTCCTGGTGGCCTACGAGGGGACCGGCTGGCGGGTGATTGCGTCCTCCCTGGACGTCAGCACCCCGCACAGTGATCTGCGGTTCCAGGCGGCCACGGAGCTGACGATCGCCACGGGTGAGATCACAGTGACCCAGGCCCGGCATACCATCGACACGGAGGCGGATGCGGGGACCGATGACCTGGACACCATCAATGGCCTGGGGGCGGACGAGCTGGTTTGGCTGACCGCCGAGAATGCCGGCCGAGACGTGGTGGTCAAGCATGGCACGGGCAACATCCTGTGCCCCAACGGCCGTGACATTACGCTGGCCGAGGTCACGGACGGAGTCATGGTCCTGGGCGATGGCTCCAACGCCATCGTACTGGCTGCGGGCACGCTGGCCGCAGACACCCACCCGGATCTGGTGTTCGACGCGGCCACGGAGCTGACGATCAGCACGGGTGCGATCACTGCGACCCAGGGAATCCACTCGGTGGACACCGAGGGTGACGCTGCGTCGGACGACCTGGACACCATCAACGGAGTGGTTGCCGGGGAGCTCGTGATCTTCTATCCGGAGAATGCCGCGCGCACCGTGGTGGTCAAGCACGGCACGGGCAACATCTATTGCCCGAACTCCCGTGACATCTCCCTGGCCGAGGTCACGGACTACGTCATTGGCGTGGGAGACGGAACCAACGTGATCATTGTCGCGGCCAGCACCCTGGCCCGTGACACGCTGCCCGAGCTGATCTTCGATGCGGCCACCGAGCTGACGATCAGCACGGGTGCGATCACCGCGACCCAGGCCGCGCACAAGGTGGACACCGAGGGTGACGCCGCGTCGGACGACCTGGACACCATCAACGGCGGAACCGCGGAGGAGGTCATCTGGCTGCGTGCCGAAAACTCCGGGCGCACCGTGGTGGTCAAGCACGGCACGGGCAACATTGTGTGTCCCAACGGCCGTGACATCTCCCTGGCCGAGGTCACGGACTACGTCCAGGTTGTCTACGACGGTTCCAACTGGGTGGTCGTCTCCTGGTCCACCACGGTGGATGATCTCGAGGACGTGCGAATCGACACGTTCACAAACCCGGCCGCGGCTGGGACCAACATCCTGGTCCAGAAGGCTGCAGATTTCGACGAAACCACCTGGGGCAACCTCACGCAGCCGGACGTTCCGCGCGTGGCCCAGGTGGCTGCGTCCGCTGGTCCGGACTGGGACGGCGGAGACATCGAGGTCACCGGGCTGACCATGGCGGGCGATGACGCGACCGACACCATCACCCCGGTGGCGGGCTCCACGGTACAGGGAACCATTCCGTTCCAGCTCATTCGTCGGGTGCGCAACCTGGGCACCCACTCCGCGGGAACCATGGATGTCCAGTGCGGGATCGCCATGGGCGTGGTCGTGGGCAGCAAGTCCCCGACCTTGCTCGAGGCATACGAGACCAGCGCGGGCGGCCGGGACGCTGGGGCCACCCTGTCCGCGGATGGGGCGTTCACCCCGACCGCGGCACCGGATGGAGCCAAGGACTACGTGGTTTCTTACAAGACCTGAACCGTCAGCTGAAAGGGGCTGATCGATGGCTTTCGAATCGACGATCGTCAAGCATTTCACGGACGCTACGCTGGTCCTGAAGGACGGCACCGGAACGCCCGTGACGCTGACCACTCAGCTGGACAACGGGGATCTGAAGATCGACGGGTTGACGCCGGACCTGAAGGAAACCCACGCGTACTATTCGCGGGGGACCCTGGTGGGTCTACGGAGCGGCAACCCAAAGCATCCATCCCTGTCCCTGTCGTTCATGCAAGCGGGTCTTTCGGACGCCACGGATGACGCGATCTTGGACTTCCTGCTGTTCCGCAACAAGTACAGCGGGAATACCTCGACCACGGAGTCCATAGGCGACGTCAAGACCATCATTGCGGAATTGACGATTGCCTACGACGCGGAAACCCACGTGTTCACCATCAACGACTTCCACCCGGAGGTGGCGTTTGCTGAGGGTGAGCCCAACACTATCTCCACGTCTGGGACGGTGTACGGGGCCGTGGCTACCACCTGATCGGTATGACGGAGGAGGAGGCAATGTCCGACGCACCGATCGTGACCATCCAAGGCCAGGAGGTGGAACTGGAAATTCCCACCTCCCAGGCCGAGGTCCTGGCCGTTATCAATATCGGAGTCCGCCATCCCCAGTGGTCCGCAGCTGCGGCCCTGGGGGTGTGCTGGCCGCGACATATCACCTGGCCTGGCCAGGCCCGTCCCGAGATGTTGCGTTGTCGGTTCGATGGCCTCGTGTACGGGTCCAACGTGATCGACTCCATGTGTTCGGCTGGTGTGCCGCTGGGTGAAGTGATTGCGGCGGGGATCGCTGCTTACGAGCTCTTGCCCGATTTGCTGCTATCCCCGGAGGAGCTGGCCGCGGCCAAGGCTTTTATCGATCCCCACGGGGAAGCATAGAGGTTGCCATCCTCGAGCTGTGCGCCCTGTGGGGAAAGGAGCCTAGCTGGTGGGCCACGTTGAGCCGGGAGGACCAGACCAAGATGCTGGCGTGGCACCAGGCCAAGCTGGCGGGCCAAAAGGAGTGAGCCGTGGGCGGAGTCTCCGCCAGCGATGGAACCACCACGGTCCGCATGGATGGGGCGCTGTTCGATCTGGAGCGCACCATCCCCGATGGGCTGGCTCCTGTCGTCGTCCGCCGGTTTGAGGAGACCAGCGCGCGGATCGTCCGGGATGCGCTCGAGCGATGGCCGCGCAAGACCGGCCGATCCGCTGCTGCGTTTCGCATCCTGTCTCGGTTGACCCCCGATGGAATCGAAACCGTGCTGTACAACGACGCGCGGGACGCATCGGGACGGCCGTATGCCTACATGATCAAGTTCTCGCGATACACGGAGGCGGAGCTGCGGGCCCGAGCCAAGAGTTCCGCCCAGCTGCGTTACCTGCAACGTAAGTTTGGCAAGGGTGCGCCCAGCGATGCGCTCACCTACAAAAGCCCGTGGCAGGTCCTGGTACGAAGTCCCCACCGCAAGGCCCAGCCCAAGCTGGCGGACGAGTTGCAGGACGAGTTGATTCGCCTGGCGGACGGGGGTAGCTGACATGGCACGTACCGCAACTGTCTCGTTCCAGGCGGACCTGGCCAACATGCGAAAGGAGCTCAAAAAGCTCCCAGGGATGACCGAGGCCGAGGCCAAGCGCATGGTCAAGGGCTTCACATCCCAGATGAAGAAAGCGGAGGCCGCGTCCAAGAAAGCATGGAAAGCGTCCAAGAGGGGGGCCCAGGATTTCGGAGACCAGCTGGCGTCCGTTGAGGATTTGATGGACGGAATTGGTGCGGGCCCCCTGTCCGACGTGGCCCGACAGCTGCGGTATCTGTCCATCGGGTCCAAGGAACTGGGCAAGGGTTTTGCCGTGGCCACCGTGGGAAGCGTGGCCTTGGGTGCGGCGGTCGTTGGTGTGGGGGCTGGTATCGTTGCAGCCGTCCGCAATGCGGAGGACTTGCGGGACGAGCTCGAGGACTTTGCGGACGTCCCGGGATTCGAGCTGTTGACCGCGGAACAGGTGGCCACCCTGGAGCGGGCCAACGCATCGTTGGATGCGTTGGGCACCGTGGCCAAGGCCGTGGTGGTCACCCTGGGCGGGGAGCTGGCCCCCGTGGTGGAAAAATCAGGGACCGTGATCGTTGCCATGGCGTTGATGTCCAAGGATCTGTTTTCGGGTCTGGACGCTGGCCGAGCCGTGATCAAGGACCTGGCGATCGACATCACGGACAAGCTGATACAGGCCCTGCTGGGTGGCGTGACAGGGATCGTGGACATGCTGGGCCTGCTGGGCAAGGCCGCCAGCGCGCTGGGCATGGAGGGCCTCGGTGGTTCGTTGCAGGATGTCAACGCGGAATACGACGCGTGGACCCGGAACCTGGCCAAGGGTGCGGTGGAAAACTGGGTCACAGGATCCGGGGAGGCAATCCGCTGGTACACCGATGGCCTGGGCGGGTACATGGGCCAGGCGGAACAGCTGATCAGCGTCCAGACCGAGGTCAACCGCACGGGGGAAGAGGGAGCCAAGACCACCAAAAAGCAAACGGCCGCGATCAAGGATCTTGAGCGTGCCGCTGCATCCTTACAGTCCATCCGCATGCGTGCGCAGGAAGCGGTCATGGGGGCGGAGGAACGGATACTCCATCTGCGGGATGTGGAGCTGGCCAAGATAGACGAATTGGCGGCAAAGGTAGGTGCGTCCGTTGAGGTGGAGGCCGCACGCTACGCGGTACTCGAGCGTGCAGAACACCAGCTGTCCGCGCTGCGGCAGCAACAGCAGGAACAGGCGGAGCGGTTGGCCGAGGAAATGCACGAACGGGAGTTGGCCCGCATCGAGGCGGAGCAAGCGGCCCGGTTCAGTGCAACCCAGACGTTCCTGGGTGGGTGGGCTGACTTGGCGCAAACCACGGCGGACACCATCAACGAAAGCAACGCGGACGCGGCCCGCAAGTGGTTCACGTTCTACAAGCTGGCGGCGGTGGCCCAGATACAGGTGGATGCGGCTGCGGCCATCATGAAAGCGTTTGCCACGCTGGGGCCCATCGGCGGGGCTATCGCATCCGCGGGAATCGTCGGGACCGCCACGGCCCAAACCATGGCCGTCACATCCCAGCGTCTTCCCACGTTCCACACGGGTCTGGTGGGCGGAGCTCCGGACGAAACCCCGGCCGTGATTCGTCGTGGTGAGCGGGTGTTGACCCGTCCGCAGCAGGATGCCATGGGCGGGCCCAAGGCCGTGGACGCCGCAGCCAGCGGCGGCGGTATCCAATCCTTGCTGGCCGTGTGGAAGATCGATCACAAGGTCATCGGCACCAGCCTGTATGAACATCTCCGCACCCGTTCCCGCCGAACGATCGAAGCCCTGGAACGCGCACAGCCTCGCACGGGCCGCCGTGTTCCTGCTGCTTACGGAGTGGTGTAATGGGAACCGAGACCGTACCCAGCCAGTCCCAGGGTCTGATACGCCAGGACGAGCGGATCTCAACGGATACCCTGCAGGCCAAGGGTGCGGGAGCCACGGACAGCAGTTACACGCAGGCTGGCCCCCGGCCTGGTGGAGCGGTGGCCGCACAGGACACCCATCTCACCCTGGCCACCAGCGGCACGCAATCCGAGGATGGCCACCTGAAGGTTCGCACTTTGCGCGCAGGTCATCCTGGGCCGTCCGGCCGGGGACGGATGGGCTGGCGGGACATGGACGCTGGAGACGGGTCCGACGATTACAAGGGATGGGATCCATACTGTACGGTCACAGGGTTTGACTACCTGTATGCGTCCGTAGCAGCGGACCCCGTCCTGGTCCCACACGTCATCCGGCTGCAGTCCGGGGAGTTGCTGGTCTGCGGAATCGAAACGCAGGGGGCCAACCCCAACCACGTCTACAAATACGATCCCACCACGGCTGCGTGGACCGGATACGAGGTCACCGCTGCATCGGACATCGTGGCCACGGTCGTGGCCTCCACCATTGTCCAGCTGGATAGCGGCCGAGTTGTGCTGTACATGGCCCGCAGCGATGATCAGGTGGACGCGTTCCACTCGGATGACGACGGGGAAACCTGGGATTTGTACTCGGCCCGCGTGCTGGATACTCCATGTGCCCAGACCATCACCGAGGTCCGGGCCGCCTGCGACGGGGACGAGGTCCTGTTGTTGGTGGGGTATGCCAAGGCTGGCCCCACGTACACGTTCGATCAGCATGGCAGCGACGATCAGGGGCAGTCGTTTGTCATGGTCATGGAGGACTATCACACGGCCACCGCAAACACAGCATGGCACGTCAACGTGGTGGCCAAGCCGGGCGGTGGGTTTATCGTTGGATACAACGCGGATGTTCGCCACGTGGATTCCGCGTTTTCGGACGTCACGGACCAGGAGGAGATCGACATAGACGGAGTGGATGGGGCGTTCTTCCTGACCATCTGGATGGATGAAGACGGCACCTGGTACAGCCTGGCTGGGGAGGCCATCTTCGGGGGTGTATGGCCGGGGGCCACGCTCACCACGTCCCATGATGGTGGGTATACCTGGGAGGATAGCCGGACCACATCCTGGTGGTATGGCACCAACACGGAATACGAGCTGTCCGGGTCCTGCTGCAGCACGGGCGGCCGTGCGTTCTTCGTTACCCATTTCGAGAGCTCGGTTACTGCATACCACCAGGAAACCGTGGCGGTCCTCGAGCTGGGTGGATTTTCTCGCCACACCCACCCCGCCAGCTGGGAGGCCACGGAGTTTGACGATCGGGACTACCTGCATTGGCGGGGTGACTGGACCTACGCGGGGATTTTGTGGACCGCGATAGAGGAGCCCGGGAACATCGGGGCAATCTGGGCGGTCGGTGGCCTGGGGACGGACACGCTGGGCTCCACGGGCGAGATGAACGTCAATACGGCCTTGGCCCAACAGCGAAACTACACGCGCACCGAGGCCGAGGACCCCGATGCCATCAACGTGGAATTCCACGTGCGGGTGGACACGGGGGATGGGGCCCTTGGGTCCGATGACATCGCTGTGCGGATCATCCACTCGGACGCCGCGGCCTATGAGCGTGACATCTCGCTGCGGATCTCGGACACGGCCTATCGGCTGTGGGACAATGTGGCGGGTGCGCAGATCGGCTCGGACGAATCCGTGGATTTCACCCAGGAGACCATGGTGCGAATCACCATGTCCAAGGGTGCCGGCGGTGTGGACAAGGTCAAGACGTTTTGGGCACACAAGGCCCACGTCCGGGAGTTTGCCGAGGGACCGGGGGGAGACGCCACGGACACAGGCGGTCCCTATGCCACCAACAACACCTACGAGTGGGGCCACCTGGCCAACGCAGCCAATGACAGCTGGTGGTCCCTGTTTGGCTACAACAACTGGTGTACCCGGTACAACGAACGGGCCACCCACAACCCGGGCACCGCGTGGACGAATCCCACGCACATCCACGGCAAGAGCTGGCCGACGCTGCCCGCGTTGATCTTCGATGGGGTCAAGATTCAGGCGACGTCCGGGCCCTCGCACATCGGGGAAACCCAGGACATTGAAGCGGATTACGACTACCCGATTGCCGCCGTTTTCCCGAACACGCACCCAAGTCCCCAGCGGACATGGAGGTCCACCGCGCACAACGTGGACGTGGCTTTGGTGTTCGACCTGGAGAGCTCGTTTTCCAACACACGGTTTGACAGCTCCACCCTGGGTCTGGCGTTGTTTAATACCAACGTCCGGGAGGCCAAACTACAGCGGTGGACGGGAGCTGCGTGGACGGACGTGGTGGCCCTCAACGGAGCTGCGGGATTCACATCCCTGGCCTACACCAGGGATGGCCGCAAGCTGCATCCGGACACGGGCCAGACCACCCAGGCTTCCCAGTGGCTTTGGTACAACGCGGCCCGCGGTGCGCAGTGGGACATGGGAGCTGGCGCGGACGCGGCCCGGTACAAGCGGATCGAGGCCAATACGTCCGGCAGCTGGGTGGGGTCTGGCGGCACCACCAAGCGCCCCATGCTGACCATCGCCCAGGACACCATCAACGGCGCGGAGGCCGCGTCCGGATTGTCCGGGCGGTTGTCCATGCCCAACCACCTGGGCACGGTCCACGAGTATACCAACAACCCCGACTACTATCGGATCTACATTCCTGCCCAGAAGACCGCGGAAGGGTACTACGAGATCGGAACCATCGTGGTTGGGGATGTCCTGGTGTTCGGGCGGGCCTACGATTGGGAACGGCCGACCACGGCCCAGCACAACGTGGAAGTTATCGAACGCAAGGACGGTACGGACTACGCACGCAAGCACGGCCCCACCCGCAGGGAGTTTGGGTTTGCCTGGATGCGGACGGCCGTGGACGAATCCCAGGCATGGGAGACGGACCCATCCCCCGACTACATCGCCGGCAGCGCGGGCGGGGAGGCCATCGCTACCCCAGCGGATACCCTGCGGGCCATCACCGGCTGGCTCGAGCGGGAAGAGGGGGCCAAGGGTGTGGGTGTGCTGCTGCTGCAGCTGTCCGCCGGCACGGGGTCCAAACTTCTCAATGATGCAGAGTTGTTCGCGATCGGCCGCATCCACACGCACCCCACCCGGGAAAACGTGCAGGGGGAAGAGGGGGACACCGAGTTGGCCCGCCTGAATGAAATCATCTTCCGGGAGCTCCCCCACGAATGACGGAGATTGCGCCAGGCGGATTCAGCCTTGCGGACCTGCGGGGCCAGGAGCTGGTGTGGATCTGTGAGTTTACCTGGGCGGGGGAAACCCTGTATCTGTCTCGGTCAAGAGAGACGGATGTACCCGCTGGGCCAGATGGCGCGGACGTTGAGTGCTTCGATGGCCTCGAGTGGGGGGAGGAGCAACCGGACGATTTGTCCTTGCTGCAGGACACCCTGGAGTCCAAGCGCGCGTCCTTGACCTTGCACCTGTACCCGGAACTGGATGTCCCCGCCCGCATTTCCGAGGGCCATAACCTGGCCACGGCAACGGGTCGCCTGCGGCTGTGGCCGCGGGGAACCACCACGGTCCTGGACGTGATCGAGGGGGACATGATGGACCCCACATGGGATCTTCCGGAGACCCCGATCGTAGTCACGTTGGAAGAGGACCCCGTCCAGGATCGGTCCTTGTGGCCAGCGTCAAATGCCAAGGTGGACGCGGACAGCTGGGCCAACCATGACCCGGCAATCGAGGGGGAGTTCTATCCTTGGGTGTTCGGCGGTCCCGGGACCACCACGACCACGGACACCTGGACGCCGGGTTTAATCGTCGATACCGCATCCGCCCCCATGAAAATCTTGATTGCGGGCCATGCCTGTCCCCTGGCCAGCAACGTGGACGTGGTCAACGTCACGCAAGGAACGCAGGCTGTCCGAGCTGTCCAGTACATGCAAGACGGTCACGGCAGGATGATTGCCTATGTGGAACCCGCGCTTGGCTGGCTGGCGGCCGGGGACGAAGTGTGGATCAACTGGTACAGCGGTGGCGCACGGGCCTGGGGGCATGTCTCGCCGTTCGACGGTTCCGAGCCCCTGCGGGGTGCTGGTGACCTGCTGATCTGGTGGCTGCGGCAATCCACCGTGCGATTTGATGCGGGCCGCCTGGCGGCTGTGCGGGCCCGTCTCAACGAATACAAGATCGATACCTACGTGGTTGCGGACCCCGGGTCCCGTATCAGCCCTTACCACTGGGTCCAGGACAATCTGTTACCCATACTTCCGGTCAGTCCCCGTATCGGCCCCCGCGGTCTCTACTTCGTGGTGTGGGATCTCAAGTCCACGGCCGAGGATGCGCGGGTTCATTTGAAAGAGGGGTTGAACTGTGAGCGGGCGGGACCTGTGACCACCACGTCCCGAAACGAGGTGGCCACAGAGGTGACCGTTTCCTACCACCACGATCCGCGGGAGGGTGAGCCCACGGCCCGCCTGGTTTTGACCGGCGATGATGTTACGCTGGACCAGGACGCGGATGCCCGCCGCAGCTTCCAGGCCCGCCGCGCATGGCTGCAGCAGCGGACCAACATCTGTTACGAGCTCGCGGCCCCCCATGTCCAGGACGCGTCCACGGCTGGGTTGATTGCGGCCACGGAGATCCGGCGGCGGGGTCTGCAATGGGATCTCCTGTCTTACGACGTGGACCAGGAGATTGCGGGCCAGCTCGATCCTGGGGACGTGGTGGCCTTGACTGACGTCGGCCGCAGCATCAACAACCGCCCGTGCCTGGTGGTGTCTCGCCCGTGGTTGTCCGATGGGCGGATGCCCGTTGGACTGCAGGGGCACATGGGTGTTCTGGGGGGGGTGGTCTAGATGGGATGCCAGGTCACGATGGTCAGCCCGGTGGGCCCAGCCTCGAGAGCTCCAAAGTCATCCCAGTTGGGTGGTTTGTTGCACAGGCAACCATCACAGAGGGAAAACTCCGCAGTGACATCGTTGCAGGCTTCGTGCCATCCGTTGTCATCGCGGACGCATTGCCACACTTGCCAGGCCACCAAATCGCACACGTCCCCTGATTCGCCTGAATCGAGGTGGAGTGTTTGCAGCTCGTATTGGGCACCGTTGTTGCCGGACCAGCTGACATCTCCTGTTCCGCTGCTGTCGTCGTCGTCGGTGGCAGACACACACCCCAGGGCCAGCAGGCCCAGGGCCAGAACCAATAACCGATCTCGCATTCAGTCCTCCGTTTCCAGGTACTACGGGCGGGCCCGCGGGATGTTCCCTGGAGGATCGTAGCATGCGACACCATATCGGGGCAGGTCGTCCGCAGGAACCATCTGCTGATCGGGCGTGGCTGGCCGATCCCACCAACGACAAAAAGACAATGGACGAATGGGCCGCAAGATGCCACGTTGCTGGGATCGCATGGCCCACCCACGGCCGCAAAGCGGACCGCATCAGCAAAGTACGGAAAGCCCTGAAATCAGGAGGAAAATAGAATGTTGCACCTTGGCCGCACAGTCGTCAATGCACTGAAGGCTTTGACTCAAGAGGGGATCAAGTATTCGGATCTCACGGATGGTTACATTCCCAAGCGCAGTGGGTCCGGTTGGAGTGAGGAGGATCCAGACGGGCTTGGCGATATTGTAGTGTGGGATGCGGACTTGTCTGGGACCTATGACTGGCAAGCCAATGGTGACAGCTCTCAAGATCCAACCAGTCTGATTTTTGCTTACGGCGACGTCACGGACGCCACCACGCTGGAAGTGGGGAGTTCCCAGATCAGCTTCGATCTGTCTGGCAGCGGTGCCGACAAGCAGGTCCACCTCTACCGCGCCCTGTCCGCTGAGGGCCTGCCCGATTTGAACAAGGCGAGCTTGATCGTCGTTACCGCCACGATCGACCTTGACAACCTTGATGTCAACGACGACACGATCAGCTTTCGTGTTCGCAACGTCACGGCGGGCGGTGGCGGAGACACGGAAAATTGTTCTGGAGCGTTCTACAATGACTCGGGGACTGTCCGACTGTTGACGGGCCGCGAGGTCAACAACTCCGGAGCCAGCGGCGCGGGCACGACTGCGGCCACCGGCTGGAACAGTGAAGGTCAGTTGCGCGTCATTGACGAGGTTGGTCACCAGGAGTGCCAATTCTTCGACGGAACCAACCTCAGCGAATCCGCCGGTCTGACACAGACGACCATGCATTGTCGGGACGGGGACGCTACCACGCCGCACCTGTACATCTGGATCCGCGCCAAGAACGGCGGCCGGGTGAAGGGTGTGATCAAAGACATCAAAGTTTCGATGGTCTAGGAGGGATCATGTTCGCACTCGTACCATTTTCCAACGGCCAGCCGATTCGTCGAGCTTCGTACTGGGAAGGCTGCGAAGTTGTTGAAGGATCGGATGCCGTGGTCCGTATCGTCGGGCCGCATGGCATAGAGGAATACCCCGCGGGGGTTGATTTTCGCCGGGTGTCCATACCTGCCCATTGGCCTCGTCCCGTCGAGCCGGCCGAGTGGGACGACGAGGTTACCGCCGCCACCCGTGAGCGGTGGCAATTGCGTGCGGCCGAAATGGAAACGGACAAAACTGTGAATCGTGATGTTGTTACCGGCCGCGGTCATGGGAACGGCCGATGATCGCGATCGTCATCGGCCACCGGCTGTCCTCCCAGGGTGCCCGCAACACCCACGGACAGACGGAGTACACCTGGAATACCCAGCTGGCCGCGGACGTCAAGGCCGCATTGTTGGTGTACGGGGTGCCCGCCGAGGTGTACGAACGGCCAAACCACTCTGCTGGATACGGCGAGCTCGCACAGCTCCTGAACCGGGACCAGGTGGCGGCCGTGGTTTCCTTGCACTTCAACGGTGGGCCTGCTGCGGCCACGGGTACGGAGACCCTTTGCCACCCGGCCAGCCTCCTGGGTCAGGACCTGGCGTCCCGCATCCAGCACCACGTGGTGCAGTGCCTGGGGCTGCGGGACCGCGGGGTCAAGCAACAGACCCACAATGACCGTGGGAAAGAGCTCAAGATCCTGACCCGGACGAAAGCCCCGGCCGTGATCGTCGAATCCTACTTTGGGAGCAACGATCAGGACACCGCCGTGGCCACGCTCAAGAGGGCCTCCGGGGATCTGGGGAAAGCCATCGCCATGGGCGTGGTGGATTGGAGGGACACGCCGTGAAAGTCCAGTTCTCGAGGACGTTTGCCCTGGCGGCCGTGGGGCTGCTGGGGCTGCTGCTGATCGGGGCGTTTCTGCTGGGAGCCCTGGTGTTCTGTCTGTGGTCCGTGGACCGCGCGGACCACGTGGCCCCGTTACTCACAGCCTTGCAGGTCCTGGTTCCGTCCATTGCGGCGGTGGCGGGGTGTGGTGCCGGGTCCATGGCCCTGCGGGACTATGGGTCTGGTGGGCTGACCAGCTCCCAGGCGGCCAACGTCCACTACCACCAGGCGGCCGGCGAACCATGACCCTGACGGTCCCCACCTGGCTGTGGTGGTTGCTGGGCGGCGTGTTCGTCCTGGCCGCTGGTATGGTGGGGTCTCTCGTGTTTTTGCTCCCCCGCCGTCCCCCCGGCCATTTGCCACTCCACGTTCCATCCACGGAGGGGCGGCGGGTGGAGCGTATCCAGCGGGACCTGGTGGCCGCGGACGCCAAGGTCCAGCGGGCCATGGACCAGCCGGACATCGGGACCCAGGCCCGCGAGCTGGCCAAGCTGTTTGGGGCCGCACCATGACTCGGCTGGTCCCCCTGCTGCTGGTTTTGCTGGTGGTAGGGTGCGCCCCCAAGTCCGTGGCGGTGTACACGTCCGCGATCCCAGACACCACACCCCCGGTTTTGACCCTGCTCGAGGTGGCGGAAGGGGATTGTCCGGCGGAGTCTGCCCTGGTCCCCGGGTCCCCAGCTCCTTACGTGGATGCGGTGGGGGTGGCCGAGTGCGGGGCCGTGGTGCTGCCCGTGGCCAGGGCGTCCGAGTTGTACCGGGATGCGCGGGTCCTACTGCCGTACTGGCGGGAGATGACCGCGGCCCA